CACTGTCAACTAATTGACTAACTGTACCACTAGGTTTGACACAAGTGATTGCAGTTGACTGAGGAATACCTAAGTCTTTAGCCATCTTCTTGTTAGTGTCTACTGCTACATCTCTTAGTATCTGTAGAATTTCTTCTGTCCATATAGGGCAATCAAGAATACCTGTTAGAGAAACTCCTAGTAGTCTTTCTTCTTCTGTATTGTCTTTCCATATCTTACGTAGATACTTGAAGTTGGTTAGTGTAGATTGAAATGTACCTAGGATAGTAGCCATACGTACCTTTTCTTTTAATGAGGATAAGTCATCTGTAACTCTACACACTACCTCTGTAAGATTACAGAACTGATAAGGTCTAAGTATAATCTCACTACATGGATTGCAACCAAAGTAATAATCAACATCTCTTCTACCATTCTCAGCAGCTTTTACTTTAGCGGCTTGTCTATTGAATATGCCTCTTTCACCTGATTTAGATTCATATAATGCTGTCCACTCTCGCATGAACGTACCCATCTCAGGCTTACCTTTAAATGCTACAGAGTTATTAGCTAATGACCTTTGACCTTCATTCTCCCACCATTGACCTGACTTAGCATGTCTCATTTGGTCATCGCCTAAGTTAGACAATGATATAAGAGCAGAACGTCTGACACCACCAACAACTACAACTTCACCAATCTTACACATGATGTCGTGACACTCAATAGGAAACAATCGTCTGCCTGCAGCACCTTTAAACTTCTGTATACAAAACTGAAACAACTCAATTAATGGTGCAGGACCTGATGCTCTACCACCAAATGTTTTTAATCTAGCACCTGCTGGTCTTACTTCTGACGTATCCCAAGTAGGTACTTGTCCAACATATAACATAGCAATTAACTCACGTAATGCCTTTGACCATCCGGGTCTACTGTCTCCTACTTTAATTATAGTAGATGAACTTTCCATATGCTCATTGACTATAGGTAACTTGTCTACATTCTCACGTTCAACAGAGAAGCCTACACCAGTGCCACACATAAGTATATACATACATTCATCAAAGGAACGTGGACTATCTACAGGTATATAACTACAGTTATAGCCACCAACATGACATCTGTCTAGGGCAGGTCCTGAAGTCATCAAGGCTCTCATACTAGGCATAACACCTAAAGACATTATTTGATTTGTAAGTTTTTCTTTAAGTGATTTAGTTATAGTGTAACTATAATTATTAGATAGATGATTACTCATATAGTCAAAGTATCTATCTACAGTTTCACCCCAATTCTCTCTGCGTTGCTCGTCATCTTTCCATCTTGCATAGCGAGAGAGTGCTATGAAGTTTTGGTAGTCTGTGGGTAGGTAATTTCTCAACATTTATTTCTCCTCTGTTACTGTTTTTATGCTTTTTATTTTTAAACCATCTACTTCGTGAATTATGTCTCTTACATAATCTTCTATTTCATCTCCTACTTTTCCATCTGAAGGNACTGGATATTCCTCTTCGTCTACAGATANAGTCATCATGATTTTAACTCTTATCATCATAGACCTCAATGAGTTTATTTAAATACCATTGTGCTTTCTTGAGGTCTTCAACACCATTCTTGTATCTAAATCTCCAAAGGTACTTAACTATGTTACCTTGTAAGTAATAATCAAATCCATCAACTAACATAGCTTGGAGTGCATCAATAGTTTCAATGCCTGCTTTGTTATAATGGACAGGACTATTAACCATATCGTCTAGGTCAGCTTCTTTTTGTTTCATTTTCATATACTCCATGTGTCTCATTGTTTAGTCTTTTTTAAAATTTAAAGATATAACATTATCTTCAATAGATGTAGTAACAATAGGCTTTTTATTATCCTTTGTCTCACCGTCAGCTTCAGCAAGAAAATGCTCAAGTCTTAGTGTTAGGTCAGGGTCTCGTTCCATCAAAGCTACAGTAGATGCAACCAACTGAGATAGATGTATTAAGCTTGCTTTACTCTCTTCATCTAACTTATTATGTGCTGATGCAATTATATTTACTTCAATCTCTCCTGTCCAATAACTTCCCTCACACTTAGGAACTAATTCAATAAAGCATGAGTTAGGGTCTCTTCTGTCTATCATAATATTATCTCCTTACCTTTGTACCTGAAAATGTAATAAAGTTCAAGTGTTTATTTTTACCTTTTTCTTTTAACCAATCTTCTGGTATTATTCTGTCATAGTATCTAAAGTCATTCTTCATACACCACTGTGCATATGTAGACTTAGCACCTTTATTAAGCTTATTTTTGCTGTTTGTAAAGACAAATCTTATATCTAATTTAGGGTGTTGCCTCTGTATGCACAGATGTTTTTTTCTGTCTGATGCTAGGAATCTACCCTTAGTTTCTATTATGATACCATTCTTTAATATAAAGTCTGGAGTATAGGTACGGTATGTTAAGTCTTCCCATTCTATCTTGATTGATTCATACTCATATTCATAGTTTAATTTATCAAGATGCATAGATAGCTTATGTTCTAAACCACTCCTATATCCATACTTTATAGCTTCTCTTCTTACTTTATGAGGTGGCATTATTAGCCAACTCTATATAAGAAACAGTCTTAGGCATCTTTGCTTTAGACATAGCTGCAGGCATATCTGTAAGATTCCAACAATCATATCTGTAGTCACAAAATCTACAGTTACTATTTAAAACAGTATTACCTGTAGTCTTACCTCTAAATGTTTCTATCTCTGGCTCAAAGCATCTCTCAAACTTATTAGTATTGACAGTAGCTACTGTAGCTTCAATCTTAGCAATCTCTTTATCTAAGTCTAAGCCACTTGCAGGTACATACTTAAAGTGACCATTGGCTTTGTTTACAACCCACCAACCTCCAACCTTCTTCCCGGAAGCTTTTGCGTAGCCTGCAAGCTGTCCTACATAACCAAATCCATCTCCTTTACTTAATGTGTCATAGGAGTCAAACTTGTTTTTGTAAGACCAATCAGATGCAGACTTAACATCATCAACTGCTCCATCAATAACTAAGTCATATGAACCTGATACTTCAGAGTCCTTTAGTTTAAGAACAACGTCATCAGAGTCTTCGTAGTCAACCTTTGCACCTCTAAGTAAACCCTTAAAGACTGCCTCAACTATATCTCCTAACATCATGTTCATCATAAAGTTACTTGACCTAGGTAAGGCAGCTTCAGGTTTATTCTTCTCATACCAAAGCTGACAAGTGGGTCTGCCTATGTTTGACATACGTAGTCTAAAGTCTTTTCTCTTAACCTTCCCACCAAACTGACGTTGCAATGAGTCTCTTACATCATCAGCTACTTGGTTAATTACTTCATCTGATATAGTAGATTTACCTTTCACTGCATCTGTCATGTATTGATGCAACTTCAGTTCAGCAAGATGGTTCATTAGCTATTCCCTTCTATATCAATAAAAGATTCAACAGTTTCCATCTCATCTTGAGACACAGGGTTTTGCCTAGTCTGCACTTTATCTTCCCACTCTTTGCAGATGTAGTCATTGAAGTTCTTAATCCAATCAACAAAGTCACTAAACAACTTTTGGTCATCTTCTGTAACATCAAAAGATTCACCAAAGTCTACCTCTGCAATAGGAGTATAGAAGCTACTTCCATTGGGTAACTCATTTGCCTTAGTACCATTAAGATGTATTAGATGCTGTATAGGCAACCTAGACTTCTTAACATACTCATTGAATTGTTCACCCAATGTTTTGAAAGCATCTTTATTATCTATCTCCCAAATGAAAGGAACATCACCTAACTCTACAGTCTCACCTTTTTCATTAGTAGGCTCATCTAAAGTAACAACACCAAAGATAACACGTACACGTTTAATTTGCCTTATCAAATCTTGCATGTCAGGTGCTAGTGCTTTGAAGTCCTCTATGTAACCAGAGGGTTTACCACAGTTAAATCTACCTGTGTTATCTTTCAAATCAGCATTTAGACTATCCGACATTATGGTTCTGTGGAACATACCTTTTGGTTCACCTGCTTTAGCACTAAGGTTGGCTATGTATCTTCTTAACATAAACCTTTGCATGAATGGGCGAATACTAATATTCTTAGCATAGTAGAATTTAGAACCTGAGTCTTCAACAACTTCTAATCTATATGCTCCACCCTCAATGACTTCAACATTAGCCATCTTACCATTTACTTCAGCTTGACCCATCATAGGTGTATGCCATATCCTAAGTCTATTTAAATTACCAGACTTCTTTGGCTTCGCAGATACTTCTGATGCTATTCCCATAGCTTTAGCTAAATCTGCATAGCTATCAGTATTTATATTTATTAATTCATTCATACTTACTCCTTTCAACGAGTTAAAGAATCCTAGTTATATCATGCGACATCTTTAGTGTCAAGCCAATTACTACCTATTTTTGCCTCTAATAATAGTGGCACATTGAACTGTAGTTTAAACTGTCTTTCTATTAAAGATATCATATGGTCATTAGTAGATTGTATTATATCTAACACTTGACGTTCCTCACTTGGGTGTACATCTACTACAATAGAATCGTGTACACTATTGACCACACAAGAGTTGTATGGGTCTAGTAGTTTCTCTATGTGCATCAGTATCAAAGGCACTATATCAGCAGTAGCAAATGATTGCACAGGGTAGTTCTTTATCTGTGTAAAATTAGTTATCTTACCAGACATTAGTCTGTGAACATCCGGGAAAGAAAACTGCCTACCTGATGGTGTAGTTATCTTACCTGTAGCTAGAGCTTCTTTAGCCAATCGGGTATGCCATGATTTGATACCTTTGTACTTTTCTGTGAAGTGCTCATAGTATGCCGCTTCAGCTTTACTTCTACCAAATCCCGTAGCACCATACAAAGGTGCAAACGTGTGTGCTTTAGCATCTTGCCTAGACGTAGGTTGACCAGCATCAGTGATAACTTTAGACGTATACGAGTGTACATCAAATCCACTAGCAACTTCATCCATAGCAACTTTATCTTGTGATAAAAATGCCGCAGCTCTAAACTCAAGTTGTGCAAAATCTGCCTCCATTATCTTGCCATCATTCCAACGTGACACAAACACTTTCTTAACAGGGAACGTACCACCTCTAGGCATGTTCTGCATGTTAGGGTCTGCACCACTAAACCTACCTGTAGAAGTTCTATGTTGTAATAGTCTAACATGTAACTTGCCATCAGGCTTAACGTAAGTCTTTATCCCTTGTATAAAAGAAGATAAGTAAGTATCCAAAGCTGACAGTCTCTGTAAATCTGTAAGGAAGTTCAGAGCCTCTGGCATCTCTAGTTTCTTAGCAGTATCTTGTAAAACATCAAGAAACTTTTTATTAACACTGAAACCATTAGCACTTACCCATTTAGCAGTAGGTGCAGAAAACTTGAGTCCAGCTATTTTTGTTGTATTATTAAAAATGTAGCCAGTACCAAGGCAATAATCACACTTGGGTTGCTTAATATATGGTGCTCCATCTTTTCTTACCTTTCTTTGTTGACCTGTACCATAGCAAGTTTGACACTTAACTGCGGCAGTTTTATATATAATGTTTGATGTCTCATTAACGTAGTGCTTATAGTCTTTTGCCTTCATATAAGAATCAAAGTTATGTGTCCATGTAGTCTTGTCTTTAGGCTTTCTACTATAGATAACCCAAGACATCTGTTCAGGACTATTAAGATTGATTGGTGTATCGCCCATTAGATGCTTCACTTGTAACTGTAGACGTTTCTCTATGTCTTGTTTCTCTTTCTCAAACTCTACACGTACTTCCTCTAGCTTCTCAAGGTTAACTGCAAATCCTCGTTGATATATTCTACCTAATGTTACAGCAACTTGATTAGTTAGTATTACAGTCTCCATCAAACCACTATCTTCTACAGTATTTAGTTTCTTATATATCTCATCAGACAACTGCTGTGTTGCATGTAAGTCAGCAGATAAGTATTCTGATAACTCATCCTTTGGTATGTCAGCAACAGAGTAACCTTTCTTAAAGTATTCTTTTAAGGTATCTTGTTTCTTTGTAGCCAATTCATATCTCTCAGCACAAGCTTCAAGAGACAACGGTTTCTTCATACCTCTTTGTAATACATATTCACCTAACATAGTATCAAACACAGGACCTGTATATGTTAAGCCACATTCCCATAGCCACATCAAGTCATGTACTATGTTGTGTCCTATTAGTATAGTGCAAGCATCAAGCATACTTTGTATTTTAACTGTAGCTTCAGGCTCATCTTCCATTCTATATAAATGTTCTTCACCTGAATCTGTCAAACATCCCACCATTACCAACTCATTATCTGTCTCAAATGGGTCTAGGTGTAGCTTGCCATCCCTAGTGGTTACTGTATTTTCTACATCAAGTGTTAACTTCATCTAATTTCTCCTTATGTTTTTTTAAATATATAACTGCTCTTTTTACCTTTGTCAAGTCATCTGAAAAACCACCTAATCCTGTATTGCAATGATGGCATATCCAACCTCTAAAAGTTAAGGTCTTATGACAATGGTCTAGCACCCATTTATTTAATTTTAATTGTCCATATTTACTAATCTCCTGTATAGTACGTTTACATATAGGACAACTATAATCATCATCAGGGTATACATTTTGTTTACGTAATCCCTTTAATGTATAGTAGTGTCCACTCATACAAGACTTACATGTTCTTTTCACTTCCCCTGAAGCCACTATAGCATAGTTATCAATAGGTTGCTCTACATCACATTTTATACAGACGTAGTATTGTGTTATTACTTTCACAGGTTTAGTGAACCCAAATAAGTCAGGGTAATCATTCATGCCTCATACCTTCCTGTTTTATATTCTAACTGACAAGTAATGACACCATGCCAACCTGACAATTTATTCTTAACAATGTTTAAGTGTCTCTGCAAATCTTCTTCGTCACCATCTTCTTGCTTGGGTGGATTCTTTGCAATCAATATCATTAAGTCAGCTTCAGCTGCTTTACCAGTACGTGAGCCTTCCATCATACTTTGATTCAGTAGAATCTTACCCTCGGCATCAGCAGACAACTGTGACATATAGAATACTGCACACTCATGTTGCTTGGCAATCATACGAGCATGGACAGCATTAGCTTTGAGTGCTTCATCAGGTCTAGAAAAACCACCAGTCCTAGCAAACTTATCACCCATGTCTAGTAACACTACATCAGGTTTGTATGATTTACACACACTCTCAACCCAAGACATATCACGACCAGTAGCATCCTTAATCTTTATCTTATCTTTGACAGGTGCATACAAGTCTCTTGCCCTACTTGGATTAGTCTTTATCTGCTTCATAGTCATGCCTGTAGATGCAGTTAGATATCTTGCACCAACTCTGTGACTACCCTCTTCATTACATAAGACAATGCAATTAGCACCTTGATGAGCAAAACCTCCCGGAGATGCAATCATACTTGCATGAAATGATGTCTTACCTGTATTAGGTCTAGCACCTACCTCAATCAAGTGACCGGCATTGATGCCCTCAAGTTGCCTTGTCAAAGCAGGTATGTTGAAGTTCCAACGTGCTTCAAGGTCATTTTTAGCTAACAGTGTATCTATATCCATATCATCCCACTCCACGTTTAAGTCTGGTGTAAAGTCATCATTGTATTGTTCTAGTAGTAAACGTAATGGTTCTAAGCTAGTCTGCTGACCATTGACGTAATCAAAACCTAGATTAGCAATATCTTCTCCAACAACTTGCTGAAACAACTTGGATAGTACCTCTTGTGCTACATCTGAACCAAGAGGTTGTTCATTCTTAATAGTTCTGAACAAGGACAAGTATGCTTGCTTTTGTGCAGTAGACATAGATGGATTACTTGATATGAACAGAGCCTCAATCTCATCAGGTGTAACTGTACGTTCATATCTGTCCATAGCTGAATCTATAGCTTGCTTAATCTTTTTAGCATCTTTGCTAAACAGTCTGTCTGGACACCTAGCACCACGATGCTCTTTGTAGAACTCTTTGTCCATCAAACTTCTTAATAGTGAATTTTCCATATATATTACTCCTTTGGGGTTAGTTTATATAAGTTGTAAATATCGTCTTCATTTCTATACTTCAAGTCATCTTTCAATCTTAGTACACGTACATTGGGGATATATGAACGTAACTCCTTTGCAAACTGAAGTATCTTAGGTAATGCATCCGGGTCTAATGCAACTATAGCAGTCGAGAACTGTGCTAGGTATTTCTTGTGCTCTTCTGACAAAGAAGTTCCAAGTATAGCCACCCCCACGTGTATATTGCTATCTATAACACAAGCACTTACACAGTCCTCAACAACTACAGCGACCCTACCACAACCAAATATATATGGCAAGGGGTTATTCCCATATCTTTTCCACTTAGGCAGACGTTTACCTAGTGACCTACCAGTTGCATCAACTAACTTACCATTATGTTCTATGGGAAACACCACTCTGTCATCCTTCACGTCATAATGTAAGTTTAGTTTGTCTGCATC